GGAACTGGCATAACCACTGGAGATTACAACGTTTTTTTTGGTTCATATGCTGGAGATGCAGTAACAACTTCAGGTAACAATACTGCAATGGGCTACAATGCCCTGTCAGCATTAACAACTGGATCACAACATGTAGCCATCGGAGCTAATGCTAGTAGAGCCGTTGTTACTGGTAACTATTCAGTTGCAATAGGAAAGGATTGTTTATATAACGCTACTGCTGGATTTAATAGTGCTTTAGGTTATGGAACTATGTATGCCTGTACTTCAGGTGAAATAAATACTGCTATGGGTACTGGCTCATTAAGCAGTCTTACAACTGGACCTAGAAATACTGCTTTGGGTTATTACTCAGGGCCTGATATCACAAGTGGACAAAAAAATACTTGTCTTGGAGAATATGCTGGTGATAATTTAACAACAGGCGACAGAAATATAATAATAGGTTCTTATGCAACCCCTAGTTCAGCAACAGTAGATAACGAGATAACTTTAGGTGACACTTATATCACTAAGTTTAGAATACCTGGCCTTGATAGTTTTTCAATTGATGATAATGGTTCTATTGATTTACCAGGAGCAATAAATGAAAATGTTGTAACTATAACTGATGCATCTTCTGTTGCTTTGTCACCTGATCTAGGAACAATACAGACATGGACACTAGGAGCTAATAGAACTGCAACTGACAGTTTAAATGCTGGTCAGTCAATGCTTCTTGTTGTAACAGCTTCAGGTAGTAATTACACTTTGACTTGGCCGACTATAACATGGAGTGGTGGTTCTGCTCCTACATTAGGAGGTGCAACGCCTACAGCTATTGTGCTTTGGAAAATAGGTAGTACATTATATGGAGCAACTGTAGGGGATCTTGGATGACCAATAAGTTTATACTCGCTGCTGCTGGTGCCTCAACTGGTTACGATAACGTACACGATTTTACCACTGGTTCTGCTCCTACTGGTTGGACTGATGCACAAATGAATAACACTTCCAGTACATTTAGTCAAGCTTCACTTTCATCATCGGACTTACCATCTGGATATTCATTTGGGGATATGTATTTTCAAAAAGGTGATGCTACAAATAGATCTTCCTATAATTTAAGATATGATAGTGGTTTTACTGGAGATTATCTATTTCAGTTGTCATTTTATAGTAATACTAGTACTTACTCTGCACCTGATTGGGGTATAGGATTATGTGATGCAACACCAACGACCAGAACTCAAAATTTTTGGAATGGAACTGGTGTATATTCATATGTTTGGTGGTGGAAAACTGGGCCTGATAATGGTGGAGCAGTTGGAAAAAGAAATAGAAGATTTTTTTGTGAGACTGGTGTACCTACTTTATACAATGAAAATTTTTCAGCAACTGGTAATACTATAGAAAACGCAAGTTATCAAGGTTGGAAAACTATGCATTTTCAATACAGACCTTCTCAATCTGGCACCAACATATACAGAGGTAAAATTACAGAGGGCCAAAATGACTGGGGACAAACTGGAACAAACATTAGTGGAGTTGTAGCACCAAATGGATTTGCAAAACTCAACACCACTTATTACTTGGGTATAGGTGCTGATAATGATCTATCTGGTGCAAAATATGCAATTGCTAATGCTTTTAGGTTTACAAACACCTCATCTGAATTTTTTTAATTAAAAGAATGATGAAGAATATATATAATTTATATAAGTATATCTTTTAAAAAAATAATTATGAAATACGCAATCATAGATGGTACTACTGTAAAAAGTACAGGTACAATCCAACAATTATTTCCCAATACGAGTTTTACTGCTGATGGACCTCCTTCAGATTTTTTAACTGCAAATAATGTTGTTGAACTTGTAGAAAATTTAAGTTATACAACTCCAACACAAAAGTTATCTGCTGTGGATGCTTATGTTGATAATGGTAAGGTTTATATTGTTAAGGTGGAATCCACAACAACAGACGAACAAACCGCTATTATTAATTCTAGATGGGAAGAAATTAGATCAGTAAGAAATAAATTTCTTGAAGAAACTGATTGGAGGGCAAGTAGTGATCTTACATTGTCTGATGACTGGAAAAATTATAGACAAGCCTTAAGAGATGTACCGACACAATCTGATCCATTTAATATTACTTGGCCGACACAGCCTAGTTAAATTTAATTAAGTTTATAATAGTAATAAATTAAAATTATTATGGCCGAACGTACCACAGAGGAAATTGCTACAATCTTTACAAATGCTGAAGATAGTGTGACTGTTATTAATACTCTTGCTGCATTATCATCCTTAACAGATGAGCAAAAAGATAAAATCAAAAGAAACGTAGAACATCTTGAAGCTATAAAATTATATAAAAAAGAAGATGAAACTACTAGCATTTGGACATCTGAAGACTTTACGGCTCAAGATGCTGCTGTTACATTAGGCAAAACAAAATATTAGATTGTTGAACATTTAAATAAAAGAGATAAAGTAGAAGTAAATATATCTAAGCTACATGCAGATATTAAATTATTTTTTATCTAAACCTTCAGTATATACTTTACCAGGGACTTGGGAAAAGCAACCTTTAATAAAGCATGGTAATTATGCTGGGTTGCCCCCAGAAGGACAAATAATTGCTATTATTTTGATACTGCTATTTTTGGTCACAGGATATGGACTATATGTAGCTTTTGGTCCGCCTAATAAAAACTTGACTGATCCTTGGGATGAGCACGACGATTAAAACAATTTTAAAGTTTATTATTATCTTTTCTGGTGCAGTAACTTTTTTTGAAATTTTTTCAGTTTTCTTTTAATTTTTTAAAATAATCTCCAGCATTTTTAATTTGTTTTATTTTATTTTTGCAGTGTTCACAATTACAAGTGCATTGTGGGCAATCACATTTCTTCTCTAAAGCTGCTCTTGCCTCTTGGAAAAAAGGTAAATTTTTCAACTTGTAAGTTTGCAAGTTTAAGGGATAAATACAAAATTTAATTATACTTCTAAAAAACCATACAACCCTGCCACTGTGCCTATAATGACAAAGAATCCAAACTCAATGAGTGGATAGTAGGGGCTATAAAAAATTTTTTTCATGCATAAATGAATGCACTAAGATCAGTTGCTAGATATGCAGCGATTATTAGTGTAAATAATAAATGGTTCATTAGGTTCCTTGATAAACAGGTGTCATAACACCACCTCCTTCATCATCGTCGTCGTCGTCATTAGCTCTCAAAACTAATTCAAATAAAACAACAAATCCTATGGGATAGAAACACCATAGGATTGCTTGAAAAGGTGATATTTCGTTTATTTGTGATAACTCATGCATTAAAAAATGCCGAAGAACATGTGTCCTGTGAGTAAATCAGATGTTGCAGCTGCAACCAGACCAAGCATTGCAAGTCTTCCGTTAAGAGTCTCTGCAAAAATTTTTTGCTGTTCTAATTTTTTTTCTTTCATTAGAAAATTCCAGGGATGATCTGTCCAGTTGTCACGTATGCACCAACTGCTGCTACGAATCCAAGCATTGCTGCCCAGCCGTTAAATCTTTCTGCTTCAGGAGTCATGATAATAAAGGGGGTAATTTAGAAAATGCCAGGAATAATCTGACCAGTTGTTGTATAAGCACCTAATAAAGCAACAAAACCAATCATTGCCCATCTACCGTTAGCTTTTTCAGCTTCTTGTGGATAGCCTTGATAGGAGATTGTCTCATCAATATAAGGACGAGTTTCAGCTGGAAACATATTTTGTCTTCCACCTGATTCTGTAGTTGTTGTCATTAGGATTTTATATCTTCTTTATATTTTACACTTGTTACATTTTGTTACAGTACTTAATATTACTTAACAAAAATAATATATAATATAAGTTTTTTTTATATCTCTTACTGTGATTGCCTTTCTGGAAGTATTGTCACTGAAGATTTGAATTTTTCGTCAGAGTTTCGAATTACTAAACCTCTAATAAATGGTCTACCTTTTTTACTAAAGCTAATAATTTCTTTCATTCCAAGTTGATTCTTACAACAGTCTAATAGAAGAGAAATAAATCTTTTCTGACCTACTGGTTTTGAACCTGTATCTTCACAATAGGCACAATATGAAGCATATAAATGAAAATTACTATTTACATATCTTTCTTTTGAGTCCTTGGCAGCTGGTATTTTTTTGCCAACAGCAGAAACTGAATCTGGAGAATGAACAACTTCTGATTGTAACCACTCAACTAAATTATTACTGGTTAATAAAATGCTATTTCTTACAGATTTAAGATGGTCTACTTTTTCGTACGTATCAAGTAAATATTCTCTCATACTTTTGGTATCCATTTTTAGAACCCAATTTACTAATCCTGGCAAATATGACTTCCATAATCCCTTTACTTCACCATTTTCAAGTTTTATCATTTCAACTGCTTCAGAATTTTTATCCCATAAAGGTCTATTAAATTCAATAGTTAATCTTCTTCTTGTTAAACCCGATGTGTTATCTGTTGTCTGGATTGGTTCATTTGCACAGACCATGACCATACCTGTATAAACAAATGGCTCACCAACATTTTTATTTTTTTCTTCAAATCTAAGATTATCTCCTCCTGTTAAAGCTTTGAATATTTGTGCAGAACCACCATATCTTTCTGAATCATTGATAAGAGTAAGTCTTTTACCTTTTATAGATGCAATCTCAAAACGACTTTGTTCAAGT